TCATGCTTGATGGATGAATCGGACCGCTGTTTCGAGGTCCGTGAAAGTGGCTGATAATTTCCAACTGGGCTTTTCTGCTCCGAGTGAGAGTTGGAGGGTGACCGTTGCATTTAAGTCTGGTCTATTCACCGTGATTGATTCTTTTGTCGCCTGAAACCTTAGATGATTTTCTGCGGCGACCGTTGGTGAATTTCTTTGATGGATTGAAGGTTTTACTTCTTGGGATGTTTGTCCGAACCGTATTCGGCGGGCATCCCGGTTCTCTCGCACCTTCTTTAGGGCGAAGTTCGTTTTGGGACCAGAAGTACTTTTCTGCCTCGATGACAATTTTTTGGATCGAGCGTTCGTATGGCGTCGGGTCCTCAGTTTTTGAAGATCTTTGGGTTGAGTTTGATGCATGGTACATTGTTTAAGTGAATTTCTTTAAGGGTTATTTCGAGTAGTGCGGCTTGGTGCTTTATTGCTTGAAGTTTCAGGTCGGCAATGGTCCTAAACTGACCATGCATTTGGACATTAGTTTCAGTTAGAATATCGCGTGCAATCTCAAGCCCAGCCCCCGCCTCCTCAAGGGAGGCGAGGCTGGATGTAAGCAACATTTGGATGTGTTCTCTTTCGCTTGAGTGTGGCACGGTGATTAGTTGATTCGCTCAAGGCAGTTTCGGATAAAATCATCGCGTAAACGCATGAATCTTACCGACAAAGCATGGCGTGTTTCGTCATCGGCATACCTACATACAATGTTGGCACGCTCGTAACAGAGTTGGATCATTCTCAACTGATGGGCCAAGTCGTCCTGAAACTTGTCCAACATTTCCATTTGGAAGTTTGAAAACACGGGTTCTGTTTGGGGCTGATCTTCTTCCGGTGCATCATAGGAACCCGAATGAACCTCGTTTTTATCGTAGGTTTCGGTTTCTGCCGCGGGCTCATTAGCAGTGCTTGTAACAGTTGTTTCAGTGTCAACTGCGGTGCAATCTACTATGGCCCTAACCACATCATCCCAATCGTTGAGAAAACTAGGTGTGTAGTCATTTGCTAGAACATTGAGAACATCTTCAATGTATCTAACATTGCATCCTTTTTTCACGCGGCGGCGTGAATGTTTTATACCTGCAGGTTTTATGCAGCTTGTACTAATTGCCAAACTCATGCGATTGGCATTGGGTGTAGCACCAGTGCTTAAAACATCCACAATATGGACAAGGCGTTTACATAATTCCCAGACAAATACTTTGTCTTGGACGTTTACTTTGTGCTGTGTGACAGCTTTACGGATTGCTGCTAATGCAGCGGTTTTGATTTGAACACTATTAATCATAATGTTCCTTTCTATCTTGCGGCCAATCCACTGTGAGGATCGACCTGGGTTAAAAAAATGACTTGGGTGTAAAGGTTTGGAAGTTTCGGCATACTTAAATTGATTATTTGGCCTTGAATTGCGCAAAGAAGAGTTGCACGTATTTCAATTTTTTTAGACCTGCCGCAGAAAAAATCTGCGGCTTTACTAATAAAATGGGGTAGGGTTGTGATCATGTTTAGTACGCCCGCCTGGAGTATGAGTGGGAGTAAAATGTTCAATCGGCCATTGTGCGGTTTTTGTAGTGAAGTTTTTTTACCGGTTGAACGGATGGTGGTGACAATGGGCACATCCCAATCCGGATCCCCCTGCATAATTCGCCCACGCGCTTTCACCCTGGATTGCTTTTTACGCAGATCCGGATGAACCTTAGATGGTGGTGCGGTGGGCGAACGATGCTTCATTGGAGGTTGGAGGCTATTTGTTTGAGTTGACGAATTTCTGATTGGATGCGGGACCTGCGACCTGCGTGATATGCGATCCGGTAACCTGCCATCCGTGAATCTTCACGGAGCATGGTGATACGAGCTTCAATTGCTTCTAAATCCGCCGTTTCCGGCGTTTTTTCGACCTTGAGTCCTTCATCTGCGAAAACCAATGGTTCCATCTCTCCACTAGTGCTTCTGCATCCATCCTGCTTTTTGCTTTTAGTGGAATGTCCGGAAGATTTGGTCTTCCTAACCTTGGTCCGATTGGACGGATTCCTAGTTCGACTGTTTTTAGCTTTATTTCCCATTCACCATTTCCCTCATCTACCGCAACAGCCTCCCGACTGACTTGCGGGTTCATTGCTAGTTTTTCCGCGGATCATAATTTTTAATACGGAACCAGACTTCCGTGATCGCTTTAAACAGTTCCCAGCCGGAAAGAACTTCTTCCGGGGTGTAGCCATGTATGTCAATTTTCCCAGGTTCGGTGACACTGACGAAAATGTTAACTCCATGGACCTGCTTTGATTCAACTGCATCTACACCCCAGTAACTTGCTGCGTAGCTCCCGATTTGGACAATTTCCATACCGTAAGGCCTCATTTTGACGCCGGGCTTGGCATTAGACCGAGTCTTGTAGTCGATGATCAACATCTGACCGGATGGATTTTTAGCACACACATCTATGCACCCGCCATATCCATACTCCGGGAATGCAAATGTGTGTTCAAGTTTTACAAAATCCAGTTCCTTTTCCTGTTTCCATTTGATGATTGGTTCCAGGAAAACTCGAAAATTCTCATCCATTGGCTTGCCGGAGAAATAATCTTCCGCGGCTTTATGGAATGCTGTACCAAATTGGGCGGCACCTGAATTTTCCTTCCATGATGTGGATGAAATTCTTCTGACATAATCTTCCTGTTTCTCATCCTCAAAACGGGGATGGTTGAAGGCAGTTTTTATGGCAGTGGAAACTTTCCAATTATTTAGGGCAGGTGCATCAAGAGTTTTGTTGATGGTCGTGGAACTAGGAAATAATCCTTCCTTGGCGGCATCTTTTACAGTTTTCCGGCGGCCACCGGCACCAAAGTGCCGGGGCTCGCCATCAACATTATAGAAGTTGCCTTCCTGTTCGTAGGACAACATCAGTAGGGTAGGTTGGAGTTATCAGATTTTGGAATATCAAACTCGGTGTGAGGGATAACCTTATCTTGGTAGTCAGCAAGTACCGGACTAACTCCGGTGATAGCTGCGTATTTAGTTCCCTTCCGAGTCTCCAAATGACTAATTGTCAACTGGGCTCCTTTACCAATCATATCCTCAGTTCCGAACGAGCCGTCACTGGGAGGTGATTTTCCAATCCACGATGTAAGGAATTGCATTAGTGCCGACTTGTGGAAAGACGACTGCTTAAATTCCTTAGTCATGGCATAAGTAGGTTTCCCATTTTCGTCCAATCGGGCGAAGAGGTACCGAAGTACATCCTGGGATACCATTTTTTCAGGATTAGCGTAATCAGGGCGTTCCACCCCTTCGGTTTCCTTATGGCCAATACAGGTCCATATTGCGGAACCTTCTTGCGGTAATCCGGCGTTATTATTTATGTCCCAACCAGTCAAACTGGCAGAACCTGATCTTTGTACTGCTTCTATCTTCATAGCTTAGTTACGGGTTATTACGGGTTGTTTGAGAAAAAAGGGATTAGGTCAGAAAAACGGCAGGTGAACATGGTTTCGCTGTTGTTTCTCCGATGAATTACGCACGGTGGTTTATCTCCAGAATCTCTAGTGGATTGCTCCATTGCTTTATAAAGATCCAGTCTTTGCACGTGCTTAGTTTCGATGTGGAAAGGAAATGTGCTAACAACATCCGGGGACGACCCATCAGGGCGTCCCGCAAATTGAACACCCCTTCTGCTGGGGAATCCATTTTCGGTGAGAAATTTAGCAACTTCTCGTTCATAGCGGGCTCCTTTTTGTCGGCTGTTCACGAAATTGAAATTCCCAATGTTTGTTCTACATCGGATTGGTTGTAACGAATAACTCGGCTATTAATACGAAAGGTTTCCCACTCAAATTCAGTGGCCCATCTTCTAACGGTTTTGTCCGAGACATTTGCAATTTCCTGGATCTTCTTGTTAGTTACAAGAATGGGAGATTTACCTCGGTCAGTAGTGTTTTTTGTACTTAACTCAGTCATAACAGATGCCATAGTGTCTGTTATTAGCACAAATAAGAAGAAAAAATACAAACTTTCGGTGAATTTTTTTCTAGAAACCGCTGTAACACTCATAAATAAAGGGATTGCGTGTTTAAAAAAATTTGCATTATGATGTGTACAAAACATGATCAACTTCAATATTCAGCACAAAAAGTATTAAACACAAGTTAAATTTGCTATTTGACACCGAAAAACACTACAACTAGTACATAACCATGATGAACGGAGTAACTGAAGGTGAAGAGTTTGCTGCTATGGCAGGTGAAACATTACCTCCCCCACCCATTAATATTGAGGTAAAGGTTAGACCTTACTTATCTTCCAAGCTAAAAATATTTTGTGATTCTTGTTTCAGTGATAGCACCGGAAAAGTTCCGAAAGAGCTTGATGAAAAATTAGAGTGGCTTTTCGAGAATGCTGAAAGTGTTTTAATCAGTGAAGAGGAGATTCTTGAATTACTAGAGCAACCCTTGCCACGGGTAGCAAAGAAAGCAGAGGAGGAACTGCAATCTCGGTTGTATGGTTTGGTTGAAAAGATTGAATCCCGTTACAAAAATCCCGATTTTATTAAACAAGTGTACCTTGATTTTACCCGTAAAGCATATCAGTACGATAGGCAGTTAAGTGAAATACCTCGACTTATTAAGGAATTAGACACGATTCCGGGTACTCGTTACAATAAGGATGTCATCTTTATCCGTGATCAATATCTTAGGTGGAAGCAAGATGTTTCAGAATTAGTAAATCTTTTGGGTGGCGATCCTGATAATTACGATCTGCAAAAGAAATTTGTTAGTGGTTTCTGGCGGCGAGAAAAATCTATTTTGCGAATGATCGAAAAAGACCTGCCTGCTCTTCGTCAAAAATGTGCGGAACGTAGTCGATTAAGAAGATCATTGCAGACTCTTGCTCGCATACCCGATTTAACCTGGAACAAAGTCAAACGGGACCAGCAATTACAAGAGCAGGAATTATCCGGTAACTTTGAACTGAAAGAGGAACAGCGGGCGAATCCAACCTTTATGAGATTATTAGATCTGCTTGGTTACCGGAAATATTGCACCATTGGCGACCTTTGTAATTATTTGGTCGAGACAGGTGAATGTAAGGCCACTAGCGCCACTGCTAGTAAAGTTAAGGCTGTTAAAAGAAAGTTCCGAGGGTTGAGACCGGCTGGTGAAGAGGGTAAGGATTATAAGATTCTCAAGGCTACAGAAACCCATGTTAAGGATCAGCAGGCACCAGACGTTGGTTATGAGATTTTTGGGCTAATTCAAGGCAGGACCAAATTTGAAACAAGACAAGTGATTGATTACATTTGGTCTAAGTTGATGGTCCAACAGGTTCGTGAGGTGATTGCCCATGAACTTTCAAATTCGGGTAAGAAAAAGATCCATCCTAAAAGCATATCACCTGAAGAAGTTGCATCTGAAATGGATCTTCCGGTTGGCAAGGTTTGGATGTTGTTGGGCTAATTTTATGAGTGATTCAAGAATGTACGAAACTCTGTTAAAGATAGAACAGGTAGCAGAAATGCTTAATTGCAGTCAGATGACAGTCCGCAGACTTGTAGCTAGTGGTAAAATTCCACGAGTTGAAATTGGTGGTATGGGCTTTCGTTACCGACCAAGTTCCATACAGAAATTCATAGAATCACACGAATTTTTCAGACCTTCAAAACATAGATCTTACGGGAGTAAGTAACCTCCCCCCTTAACAACCCCCTTACCTTATTACGAAGCAATAGCTTCGGAATAGACGGTAATTAACTCCGTTAAATCCTTAACTCCGTTAATACCAATTATAATCATACACAACGGATTCCGCGCAGAGAAATTTATTTTTCCTTTATTTCAGCATCCTCCACATCGATGGCGTCTTTTTTGAAGGATTCTAGCTCTCGCTTCACATCTTGCAATGTGAGCGATCGCTTAACCTCAATCACATGATCTGCCATGCCAGCATCTTTTCGTTGGTGATCGCGGAGTACACCGTAACAAATAGGTAATAGGGTAGCAGGTAGTTCATCCCGTTCTAATTTCTCAACCAATCTAACCAGGGCTGTTTGAGATGCATATTGAGTCAGACTCTTTGTCATTCCCTCCACGGCCTGGACCGTCTCCTTCTCACGGTGCATGATTGCAGCCACTGTCTCCGGGCTAATTTTATTTGAACGAGCTATCCTTGTCACCGGTTTGCCGGATGCAAGTTCTGTCACCACTCTAGCATATCTCTCCGGATCTTTATTTAGGAGTTTCTCACCGGTGTACAATGCAGGCACCTTCTCCTTTGGATCCAAGGCTGGAGGCACATTGCTGTCCGTTATGATTTGTCTTTTTTTCTTTGTTGGCATGATAGGTGTAAGGGTGATTTAAAACTATTCAAAAGGAAGAAAATACCTTCCAATTTTTATGTGATTTATGACGCAACCTCTTAATTTGTAGTTTTTTACATCACCGCGTTACATAATTACCATGATTCGGTTCGCATAATCATTTTTATGTCTGATTGGAGTCCAATTTAGGGGGCGGGGGGGGGTAGGAAATTGTTTGGAGTTTTTTCTCCCGACCTATTTCTACACCTAAATTTTTTGGACAAAAGGGAATAGTTGCGGAACCTCATTTCGTTATTCCTGAAATGTAGTTCATCGTGTGTTTCAATGGCGATGAAATGGACAAAACATCCAGTGATGGATGACTTGATCCCGTCTCGGCGTGAGATGTTGGCAATGGGTCCTGAAAAGACTTTGGAGTTATGGCAGAAAAGGGAAGATGCCATCCGGCGTTCTGAGGAGGATCCATATCGGTATGGTTTTGAGATTGATGAAACCTGGGGGCTTGCTGACGAACAATTAAAGACCCACGGAGAAATTTTAATAGCTGGGGGTAACAGGGCTGCGAAGAGTAGTTATTGTGCGAAAAGAGTGGTGCAGTCTTTAGTGGAAAACCCAGGTACGGTAATCTTCTGTTTTTCGGAAACATCCCAATCGAGCATTTCAACTCAGCAAGGATTGATTTGGAAAAACATTCCGCCCGAACTTAAAACAATAGGAAGAACTGCGACCGGATACATTTCCTATTCACTCAAGATGGGATTTGCACAGAGTAAATTCACTCTTCCAAACAGATCGATCTGCCTGTTTAAGCATTATTCTCAAAGCGTAGACACGATCGAGGGTGCTGAATTGGGCAGCCCAGATCCTGCAAAAGAAGGCACTTTTAATATTGGATACTGGTGTGATGAATTGGTTCCAATGTCTTACATTGAGGCGCTTCGCTACCGGTGCCTAACAAGATCAGATGAGGATACGGGTTTACCTGCCCGGGGTTTAATTAGCTTCACGGCTGTTACCGGTTGGAACAATACCGTTAAAAACTACCTTACGGGGGCAAAAATTGTCAAAGAGGCAAAGGCGGAACTACTGGGAGGGCAGACTGTTCCTTTAGTTATGCAACCGATCCGCAAAAGCGCATCGGTCGTATTTTTTCACACCGAAAAGAATCCATTTGGTGGATATTCGGCCATGAAAAAGCAACTTGAGGGTGCCGACCGTGAAACCATTTTAACGAGAGCTTATGGTTACCCGACCCGTCAGGCCGTTACTCCATTTCCGTTATTTTCAGATAGTAATATCCGTGATCCGAAAGATATTCCAATCTTATCCAACCCGGAGAGTAATCCAGCAACTTGGTACACAGTAATTGATCCTGCCGGAGCCCGCCCATGGAGTATCATTTTTATTGGTGTGGATGCACATGGCGTTGCCTGGGTAGTTGATGAATTTCCCAATGTGGAGGATTACGGCCCCTGGGTTGATTTTACTAAGGGTGATAAAGGCACAGCGGGTGATGGCCAGCAACCTCTAGGTTTTGGAATCGCAGATTATGCAAGAGTAATCCTAGAAATGGAGAAAGGCAGGGACTCTTATCGACTTATTGACCCCAGAATGGGCAGTGCTGCTTATGCCCGCTCAGACGGCTCGTCTAACATAATAGATGATTTAGCAGATGAAGAGGTGATCGTTTATCCGGCAGAGGGTTTGGATCTAGAGCAGGGTATTCAGGCAATCAACAATCTACTTAGTTGGAATAAAGACTTACCGATGGACCGAACTAATGCTCCTCGGTTGATGTTTTCGAGCAACTGCCAAAACACAATTTCCTGTATGCAGGAGTGGCGTCACGATGGTGACGCTAAAAACCCCTGCAAAGATTTTCCCGACTGCGTCAGATATTTTGCAGTTGGGGCACATGACTACATCGACATGGACGACATGGCGGTAACCGGAACTGGTGGATATTAATATGGATGAGATAAATTTAAGTGCAGGGGAAGTGATGTTAGCCCGCCTGTTGGCGAGTTTACGGACAGGGCTTAATCGGGTAACCAATGTCAAAAGTACGAAATTTGGTGATGCCGATTTGTTTCACAATGAAATATTGGGCGTTGCCGGAGAAATTGCTTTCGCAAAATCAAGAAACCTCTATCTGGATCTAAGTTTCGATCCTCGCAAGGGTGGCACAGACTTTATCTGCAACGGCAAGAAGGTTGATGTTAAAACCACTGAACGGGATGACGGTAGGTTACTTGTCCCTATTTGGAAGACTCCGGAAGATTCAGACATATTTGTATTAGTTACCGGCAAGGTCCCAACTTTTAAAATCCGTGGATTTGCTACCTCAGATGAGGTTTTCGCAAACCAAACATCTGTAGGACATGGGCCCTGCTATGCAGTGCCCCAAAACAAACTTCACCAAATTGCAGACTTATGAAGGACGAATTACTAATGGAAAATGCGTTGGAACAATTCCAACACCTTGCCCGCCAAAAATTCATGGCTGGCATAGTTGAACACAACCTGGATGGAACTAAAGGTCTGGATCGTATGCCACTCTTGGAAAAGGTGGATGCCTGTAAAGAAGAGGTGATGGACCTTTGGTTCTACCTCTATGCCATCGAGCAGAAACTACTTAACTTTAGAGGGGAGGAGCAATGTGGATAGTCCCCAAACAGTTATCTCATTTTGTACCGGATACGGAGGGATTGAACTTGGACTGCGAAGAGCTGGCGTGGATGTTTTCCCAATCGTGTACCTGGAGAACGAAGCATTCTGTCAAGCAAACCTGGTTGAGAAGATGGAAACGGGAGCGATGGCTCCAGCACCTATTTGGTCGGACCTTAAAACCTTCGATCCACAACCGTTTCGTGGAATGGTGGACGGGTGCATCGGTGGCTACCCTTGCCAGCCATTTTCCTCAGCGGGAAAAAGAGCGGGCGAAAAGGACCCAAGACACTTGTGGCCCCACATCCGAGAACACGTCCGATCAATTAGACCTGTTTGGTGCTTCTTCGAAAATGTCCAAGGACACATTACCCTTGGGCTGCGTAACGTCATCGAAGACTTGGTCGGACTGGGTTACCGAACGACGTGGGGCATATTCTCAGCGGAGGAAACAGGCGCGCCTCACCAACGGAAACGAGTCTTCATCTTGGCCCACTCCCCAAACCTCGGACAGGAATGGAGCAGCCGACCCAACCAGAAAAGCACATCGCACACAATTGAGGGATGTGGAGACAGGTCACCTACCGCAGGGAAATTGGCCCACACCAAGGACGGGAGGGGGAAGCCGACCAAACGGGAAAGGGGGCAAAGTGCTGAACGAGGAAGTGCAGATCGAGGAGGGGGTCCGGCAACGGGGCAAGAAACTTCAGAAGAATTGGCCGACTCCGACCGCGATGAGCAGACCGAGGAGCGAGGAGACGATGGAGAAGTGCTTGAAGTTTCGCAAATCGAAGGGCAAAAACACAGTCCCACTTTACTTGGAGGAGGAGATACGGATACAGGAGGCGAACCAACACGCTGGCCCGCCCGCCCCGGAGAAGAGCAACACGAATGGGAAGAACCACGGGTCACCGAAGCTGAACCCAAACTGGGTGGAGCAACTAATGGGGCTTCAAGTGGGGTGGACCCAAATCAGTACCGAGTGGATCGACTCCGATTGCTTGGCAATGGAGTCGTCCCCCAAACCGCAGAATTAGCATGGAAAACTTTATGGAAGGAGATGAACCAAAAAAAACCTCCTCACCCCGAACAAAGGATGAGGAGGACAATAGAAAGGAGGCAAGGCTAGAAACAACCCTTGCCACAACTCACCTATCACTTTCCAGCGATTAAATGTCAAATTTTTTGATGAAAACTAAAGTAACTGAAAGATTTACCTTTGAGGCTGCCCATCGAATAGATGGAATTGGCAACGAGAATGCCCGTATTCATGGGCATTCCCATGAGGTATTTGTAACTATTAGCGGAGAACCTGAACCTCGCTATGGTTGGTTAATGGAGCAAGGTGAGTTTCAGAAGAAGTGTAAACATATCATTGGTTACCTCGATCACTCGTACCTAAACGAATTTATGGAGCAGACGACTGCCGAAGCAATAGCTCGGCACATCTTCTTGAGGTTATCCGAGAATCGGTTCCCTGATCATATCACTTTGGAATCAGTTAAAGTCTGCAAAGTAGGAATGTGTGCAGAGGTGAGTAATGATTGATGCCCGACTAGTCTACTTGGCCGGGCCAATCTACGAGCAAGATGATACTTGTATTCGTTGGCGAAAAGCCGCCCAAAAGATTCTGCGAACCAAGAATATCATGTCGATTGCTCCAACCGATGTTGATTATCGGGGTTACGAAAGAAGAGAACAGACTGCTCATCAAATAGTCAAACGGGACAAAGGATGGATCATGGACTGTGATACTGTCCTAGCGAAATGCGACTTTCCAAGCTACGGAACCGCAATGGAGATAATGTTCGCCTGGTCATTGCAGAAGCAAATCATTGTGGTGACCAACAGTCACTCCCCTTGGATTCGTTACCATGCCAATCATGTATTTCCTACATTGGATGAGGCATTGGATAATCTTCAATTCCCTGACTTCGACCCAAGTCTTAGCGAATGATTGTAATGCCATCCAACAATGCCAAAGGCATTGTCCATTATTGGGCTGGGCAGGGTTATCCAATTGGTTGGTTATTTACTCCTGAGAAAGGTTCTGTCCGGGAACCGGTTCCTTGGATTCCATATGCAGTAGATAATGGAAGGTTTGCGGTATGGTCATCTAATAAAGAATGGAAAGAACGGGACTTTCTACAACTGCTGGATTACTACAATGAAACTATACTCAAGCCTCGTTTTGTAAATGTGCCGGACGAAGTTGGGGATGCGGAAGAAACCAAAAGGATGTGGGAAAAATGGTACCCTGTTCTTGATCAATCTTACGATCTTGATTGGTCTTTTTGCGTACAGGACGGAATGACACCTAATGATGTTCCTAAAGAGGCATCTGTTATCTTCGTAGGAGGAACCATGGAGTGGAAACTCCGAAACTTAACAATGTGGACAGATGCATTTGATCGAGTCCATGTGGGTGCAATTAACACCTTAAAGGGTTTACTAAGGTGCAAAGAACTAGGTGTCGAATCATGCGATGGCACCGGATGGTTTCGTGGACCCAAGATGACAGAAACCTTGCATAGATATTTTAGGATCCAGGCAGGAGAAGAAACTCTTCCTGATCAATTACGAATGGAACTATGAAAATTACGGAAGAAATTAAGAAGGACATCCTTGAAAAACGGAACCAAGGCTTCAGTTATGCAAGGATAGTTAAGGAAACCGGAGTGAGCCGCACATCGGTTATCAAAATAGTCAAAGATCATCAAATTCAGGATCTTCCGGTAGAGGCGAAGGTTTTAAAGGGATGCCCGAATCCCAGGATAATATTAATCTACTTTGGCGATCAGAAAGAGAATTTTGCCAAGTGTGTGGTCCGGGCAGGTATGAATTACCCTGCCGGAAAGGTCCTTCAAGTTAAGAAAGTGGATACTAGTGCAGAACCTCTCTACCGACTCGCATAAGGAAACTCCTGAAGAGCAAGATGCCCGAATCGACTCGATGCTTAATTGCATGGTTGTGGAGGCGAGTTTATTCGCTCTTGAAAACATGGAGGAACCTCCAAAATTTACCCGACAGGAGATAGCAGACTTTTGTGGATGTAGTAAGGATACTATCCGCCGTATTGAAGAGCGGGCCCTGCGCAAAATGGAAAAAGAACTGTCAAGATAGATCACATGGCGGAAGTGGAACAAGAAAACGAACTGTATGAGTACAGTGAAGAACCGGATATTGATTTTCTCAAAAATGATCTTGAGAGGTGTAGGAAGAATTTATCCTACTACATGGACAAGCAGGAGGAAGCCCGCGATGTTCGGAGGAATAATTGGCCAGGCAAAGGCCGTCATGGAATTAAAGAGGCTGCAGACAGTTTTCCATGGCAAGGGGCCTCGGACCTAGAGCCAAATTTAATAAATCCGTTAATTGATTCAGACGTAGCTCTACTTAAATCCTCAATATCCAAGAGTAATTTAATCGCAGCACCTGTTGAGAGTGGAGACATTGCGTCATCCGCAATAGTACAGAATTTTATCAAGTGGCGCATCTCCACAATGGAGGAATTACCCCGCGAAGCGGGTGTCGCTGCTAACTACCTGCTTGAGCAGGGTGTATGTTTTTTGGGGGTGTATTTCAAACGGGAAGTCACCAGGGTTTTAAAACCCATTAGCTTAGAGGAGATTGCCGCCATGTCTCCAGAGTTTGCAACTGCTATCGCCAACGCCGACCCCGATTTGAAAAGTAGCATTTTGGATCTGCTCCAAAATGCTCTCCCCAATATTTCCAAGAAAAGAATCCGTAAAATTTACAGCGAATTGAAAAAAGATGGGGTTGCTGAAATTCCTACAGAAAAGATTGTAACCAACCGTCCTGCAATTCGGGCTTATGAACTAGGCCGCGATCTAATTGTCGATTCCAATATCCTTGATCTACAATCCGCCAGGGCAATTTACTGCGTACACTTTTACACCCCAGAACAATTACGGGCCAAAGTGTTTACTGACGATTGGGATTCTGAATTTGTTGATGAAGTAATTGAAAACACCACCGGTGATTATGATACCTATTATCAGGGTTATGCAGATGGCCTTTTTGTAACCAATCAGAATGAAGCCCCACAGCATTATGAGGGTATGATACGTCTGGTTACTTGTTATCGCCGTGAAACCGATGAAGACAATGTACCTGTATGCAAGGTAACCATATTTAGCGAAGCTGTTGAAGGATATGCCACATCTTATGTGATGAGTGAAGATGGTGGCCGTTATCCATTTGTAGCAATCACACGCGAACACATCTCCCGGAGACTACTTGATAGTCGGGGTTATCCAGAACTTTTACATTCCTATCAACTTGCAGTTAAGACCGAGATGGATTCCCGCCGCGACCGAGCGAGTCTGTCAACTTGCCCACCTGTAACTTACATGGCAGGCCGGCGCCCCGAAGCTATTGGCGCAGGGGCAAGACTACCCGTGCGGAGAAGAGATGAAATTTCGTACATGGATATTCCTCCCATGAGTCCAGCAAGTATGGAAGTGGAAATGCAGATCCGGCAACTTGCTGATAAACTTACCGGTCGGGCAACTAGTCCAAACGATGCTGTTGAAGCAAACATCATAAAGCAAAGTTTGGTAAACAATTGGCTTCATGGATTTTCTCAGGTGTTTAAGAAATGCTGGGCCCTCGATCGTGCTTACAATACAAATGTCTGGTTTCGTGTAACGAACAACGAATTAGGCCAAAACATTGTCATGGATGAAACCGCAGCCGAGTATGATTTTCAGCTTACTTTCAACACCATGAATAATGATGAGGAAAAGGTAATGCAGAAACTCGAAAAAGTTGGTCAGGTTATGGCCACACTGGACCGGGGAGGGCAGGGGCGTTACGATGTATTGCTTAGAACCTTCCTTGATGCGATCGATCCAAACCTTGCCTCTCAATTGATTATGCCTGCACAGGAGGCAAGTAATAAGGAGATTCTCGAAACCACTAATGATATTAGCCGCATAAGTAGTGGTCAGGTAGTAAATATTCCACAGACCGGTGTAAATGCACCCCTAAGATTACAAATACTTCAAAACTACCTTCAGGGAACCGATGAGATAGATGGTACAGATATTCAACAAAGGTTACAGGAAGATGAAAAATTCCGAGCCCGCATGGAAAAATATCAGAAGCAACTTACCTTCATTTTACAGCAACAAGAGAATGCTAAAATTGGGCAGCTAGGGACTGCTCCGGGAAATATGCCAGCAAGTGCTGCTTAAATGAAAGGCTTAGAATTGTTAGTCTCCATACATTTCAAGAATAGTTTTTAGTGCATATTCATCAGCAGGATACCAAGAACCATTTTTTGAACGCCACCTTCCGCTTATTCTACTTTTTTCCCAGTTAACATCACCAGCCTTAACATAAAATTCATAGGCAAATCCCATAGCGTCAGTTGAGTCTGTATTCACAACTTTTATAAGCCGATCATACGGCTCGCTAAAATCAACCCTATCTAAAATTGGCTCAATCGAGAACCCAATCACAATAGCCACAGCAATAATCAAAGCACTCTTAGTATTCATCCCAAAATCATATGAAAAGCACCGGACTATACGCAAACATTCATGCCAAACGAAAACGGATCAAAGCTGGATCCGGTGAAAGGATGAGGGCCAAAGGTAGTAAAGGTGCCCCCACCAATCGTGCATTTCGTAGAGCAGCCAAAACCGCAAAAAGGAAATGAATTTCGACCAGGCTGTCACTAGTTTAAAGATCCGGGAAGAATGGGACATTATTACCGAATACTTGGATGCCCAAAGGGAGGCGGCTATTGCCGACTTCCAAAATCCTAACCATGTGGACAATGCCTGTAAACTCGCCCGCCTAGCCGGAGAGGTTGCCGCTTACGATTCCATTATCCGAATATTTCGAGATGCCCCAGGCTCCAGCACAACAGTTTCAGGTTGAGATAAAAGCAGTCTTTAACCGTTGGTGGGAAGAGAGTGATATGGATGCTGAAGATTTATCTAAAGCAGCATTAACTGCGATAAACGATTGGCTGGACGAAGAGATTGTCGGCTTTGAGCCGGAGGAGGGTTAGCGAGCAAAAGACTTTAATACTCGAAACCTCACTCCTAAACTTGTGTGTGAAACAATTTCTATAAGGCATCCTTTTATACTAACAGGAGTAGAACCACTTTTCGATTTGGGAACCTGAAAGTCTTTTTCATACTCTTTTCCTTGGTTAATTTCACGATAAGTGAGTTGGTAGTTACCATTAACATAACCGGCATAGGATATAAGTTTAACGCTAGTAAATGGCGAATCCATAACCATCGACTTATCTTCTCTGATCTTAAACTCTACATTGTCACGGCGCGAGATTCTACGATTCCAAATCATGGATTTAGCCCTTCTATTATTCCAAGCACTATTATCAACATACCACTCCATGCCGTTGTTTTTCCTATGAACCCTAACTCCAATTGAATCATCTCCACTCACTACCGTTCCTAGCATCCCATGGGTAGCATTGGATTTTGCTGAAGGAGCTTCGTAATAAGTGTAATTTTTGCTCTTCCAACTTGGCACTAAGATACACCTGTCTATCTGAAAGGTAAAAGGGAGTCCCATACCACCTGGTATTGATGCTTTAATTGGAGTTACTAGTTCAAGTGCAGGTATTCTTATGTACTCGCCTTCACTCAACATTTCATCACCTAATGTAGCTGTTCTAAAATCAGTTGAGTGAGTCATTTTTCGTTGTTGCTCAACTGCATTTTGATCAAGAAATAACTCGTGCCTAACTGAATTACACCCGCTCGAAGCGAGAATAATCAAGATTGTTAAAAGTTTTCTCATCCCGCCACAAAATCACTTTCTGTTATCATCGTCAATAGGGCTAACTTTAAGCTACAACCCTTTTAAAAAGACTTATCCTCGTTCCAACTTCTGCCACCCATTATTAGGGAGATTTGCATTCCATACATAAATATCTCCATCTACTGAGTGCATGTAGTACCAAGACAGATTGGTGTAGGAGTAGACCCAATTAGTATCTGTTAGCCAAGTCCATCCAAGTAACTCGTCATACTTTATACTCGTTGGATCGATGCCACCTGAAGAATCATTGTTTGCTTGCTGAGAACCATCGCTTGACCCTTCCCACTCTGTACCATTCCACGCTAGTGTGGTTGAGCCTGTATCGGATGCTCTTTGAATTGCGATTGTGACACTTTCAGCACTTCCAGCATAGCGATCTGCAATAAAGAGGGTGCCTGGACCTACTATTAGGTTTGGGCTTGGTTGGAATGAATATTTTGTATCGTATTCTAGGTAATCTTCACCGTCCCAAAGAATGATATAATCGGCAGAACTTCCGTTAACTGCTACAACCTTAGCAACATCACCACTTTCTAATTCTACTGAATCTCCATGGTCGTATCCTGTTGTCGAATTTTCTGATGAATTAGTCATTTTTAATATCACAAACTCATACTTCTCAGCCCAAGCGGAACAGGCGATGGTGAACGATAGGAACAATGGTGCTAGTGATTTTTTCATGTTTGGAGGTTGGTTGTAGGTTAAAGTTCCTAAACTAATTGCAAATCTTTGGATGAATCGTCAAACAATTCGTTTTTTTTGTTTACTAATGCGGGTATTTCAGGGCTAGTCAATCAGCCTGCGCTTTTTTAGTTTCTGTCTGTTAGAATAATAGTTGGCGAAGAATATTTCTTCGCAGGAAGTGATGCGAACCACACCAAAATCGTAGAATGGAAACTATTACAGAAACCAGCGAGGCTCCGGCTGAAACCACGGGAGCAGATAACGACAACACAGAAGCCAATCTTAGTATCGAGTCTTTAGCCTCCTCCTTTTTGGAGAAGGTTGAAAACGAAGAAACCGAGACTTCTACCGAGGTTGCAGAGGAGGCATCGACCGAAGCCGAAACTGTAGAGGCCACGGAGGAAGAGGATGGCGAAGATGTTCTTTCTCAATCTAGTGACGATGAGGACGATTCCGAGGAATTGACAGATGATGTTACCCCCAAGGGACTCCAAAAAGCTCTCAAGCGAATCAATCAATTGACCGCCAGGGCGAAGGGAGCCGAAGAGGAAGCAGCAGCTCTCAAGGAACAGATCGAAACTCTCAAGTCCCAACCAAAACAGGAAGCCGAACAAGTCGAAGGTAGGCCAGCATTGGACAAGGTTCAAAGTTTGCAAGACCTTGAGACATTACGAAAAGAAGCAGTAGCCGCGAAAAAGTGGGCCCTGCAAAATATCGGTAAATCCTATGTTGAAGTGGAAGGGCGTGAGTACGATGATGACGATATTCGGAACATTCTTACGGAAGCGGAAGATTACTTATCCGAAAAGATCCCAGCCAGGGCACAATTTCTACAACAGAAACAAGCCTGGATTCAGGACACGGTGAATACTTTTCCATGGTCCCAAAAAGGGGAGGGTGCTGAGTATGAATTGTTTGTTTCGATTCGAGACGATCAAAACTACAAACCCATCTTAGATAGTCTACCAAATGGAGACTTTGTTGCTGCGACTATTGTTGAGGGGATCAATGCGGTAAAGGCACGCCAGGCTAAAAGCCAGGCCAAACCAAAAGCCACTAAGACTCCACCACCTGAACCATCGGATGCAGTAGCACCACCGGTTCAAAACAAGCAAACTAGAGAGAAGAAAAAGAAACAAGCAATCCTGGGCAAAGGCAATGTATCGGTCGATCAATTCGCATCTTACTTAACCTAACAACCCAATTTTTTATTATGGCACAGGCTACGAGCTACAACATTTCAAGCGTACAAGGAGCTAGAGAGGATTTATCTAACCAGCTTCGCCGGGTCGCACCCGAACAAACCCCAATGTATGCAACCCTCAACCAATCCGCAGCCCCCAAGGCTTTGTTTACGGAATGGTTGGTGGACGACCTTGGACTCCCTTCCTACGACAGTCCCACCCTAGACGGTTCTGATCTGTCCTTTAACTCAGATTTTACCAACGAAATTGCAAACCGTGTTCGCATAGGCAACCGGGTGCAGCAGTTTCAAAGGCAGTCAAGTGTATCTCCAATCGCGGAGATGATTGATGTTGCCGGTCCCCAAGCATCCTTGCTGGCAGCTTCCAAGGCCAAGGTTTTAGTGCAGTTAAAAACTGACATCGAAGCAGCACTTGGATCAACCCAAGCACCAGCATCTGCGGTAACCACACCTGGTTCTGAAAAGGGTGATTTGATGGGTGGATTCTTCCACTTCTCTGATCCTGATGCTACTACCGGTGTATTTGACACATCAGCCAAACAGGCATTTCGTTCTATTGGAACCGGTCTTGCTCAAGACGGTAGTGCTGCAAGCAGTCGTTTTGATATGACCACCAATGGTTCTATTACGGAAGCAAATTTCAGAAACTTGCTCCAGGCCGTTTACGAAGGTGGCGGAAAAAGCCAAACCTATCGTTTGTTCGCCGGCCCAAGTCTGATGAATGCGATTACCGACTACTCCCGTGCAACTAATGCAGTTGGTGGTAGCCAAGCTCGTTTCGATGCCGACATTAATGGCGGTAGTATCCGCTTATCAATTGTTGAGCTGGTCACAGATTTTGGAATTGTCCAGGTGATCCCATCGTTGTTCTTGAATAGAGCATCAGGTGCCGGGCTTGCAGCCGCTGGTAGAAATGCCGGAGCTTTGGTCCCCGCAGATGATACGGTTTCTCTCAAGGTACTCTCTCCCATCTCAGTTCAGGACCTTCCTGATGTTGGTGGCGGAGGTGATCGCTTCCTTACTAGGACGATTCTCACCTTGTGTGTGACCAATAGTCGGGCCATCGGTTCGATCATCTGATCCTACAGTTTAATCTTCAACCGGGAGGGAGAGGGCTGCAAAGCGGCCTTCTCCCTTACCCATACCTAAATTACTCATGTCGATCAATATAATGACCCATGGGACAAGGTCCCGAAAAGTAAGCAGCGAAGAAGTTGCCGAGCAAATCGCTCGATCCAATGAACAGGCTGCAATTCGTGAAAAGCACGAATATCAAGACAAGGCTAGACAGCTTCGTAAAGCTGCTGAAGGTCTGAATCTACCTGGAGGAGTCCGGGCCCGTGCAGTTTATGATGCCCGTACATACATGAGGCACGAACAGCAAAACCCTGGATGCATGAGTGACGAGGGTTACCTCCGGGAACTTCGTAGAGATAACCCTGAAATGCGACTTGATTGA